CTCCGAAAAGCTGCGCAGCGGCCCATTGAGGACGTGGTGCTCCTCCAGCCCGCGCGTGGTCTTTACCGCATACCAGCGGCGGCAGATGTAACACTCCTTTTCTGCCTGAATGATGCTTTTAGACAAGCGGCACCCCATCCTTTTGCGTGCTCTCATAAGCCTCGCGGTAAGAGTGCACATTATCGACCTGATACTTCTGGCCGTTGACAAATTTAATGGTGAACCCATCAATGAAGTCATACCGCCGGGCGACGTTGATACACCGCGCCAAGCCCTGTGCGGTGTTCCGGTTGACTCCGTGAGCCATCAGCAGCTTGCAAAAGCGCTTGCGGGTCATTTTCTTGGTCATCTCTGTCAAGACTCCTTTCCAATAGCGCCCTGACCTCTCTGAATCCTGGCATACATTTCGTCGTAAGGGTACAGCGTGGCCTCCGTAAAGCACTCGGCTTTTTCGTTGTAGACCATCAGGACGCCCTTGTTCCCCTCAGAGTAGTGGCGCAGTTCGATGATGGTACGGACAGCCTGCCGGATATCGCGAGCCTGTGATTTGTGCTGCGAGATCATCAGCTTTTCAAAGCGTTTGCGTTTCATGGTTCACTCCACTCCTGCCAGTAGGCAGTCACTAAGGGATCACTCACGCCCATCTCAGCGAGGCGGTCAAAGATCCCGTCTATCATGTTCTTCATTTCTTGGGTGGTAAAGGTGGAGCTGCCCTGCGTGCACTTGACCGTGCAGCGGTTGTTATCCAGTATCTCCACCAGATGGACAAGGCGGTAACAGCCGCGCAGGATATCCAGAGCGCCCGCCGGGACTTCCAGATAATCCACCTTGGCACCGTACTTCTCCAGCATCTCCAGATAGCAGTCCTCCGGGGTCACGCCGCCGGTGCGCCCGCCGTTATAGTGGTCTGCCATGATGGTGAGCAGCGCCCACATAAGGCTGTTCTGTGCTGTGCTGCGGGCTTTGTTCACCGGCTCCACCGTCAGGGTGATGTGCAGGGGCTGACCGTGTGCCAGTTCATCCAGACGCTGGTAGATCTGTCTCTCCACAAATTCCCCTGCGTTTTCCACTTCCAGCTTGCCGGTCTGCGGATAATACACCACCGGCAGGCGGCCGATCACTCTGCTTGCCATATCACTTTGCGCTCCCCCTGCAGCAGCTGCACACCGATGATGTGCCCATCCTCAGCCCGCAGCAGCTTGTCCACGGTCAGAGCGTGGTGCAGACGATAGCCCACCACCGTGGGCGGGTCGTTGGGGCGCTTGCCCGGCTTTTGCACCGGGTCGATATCCACCTGATCTGCGGAGAGGACAATGGGAGGCAGTCGCAGCACATCGCTGCCTGCGCCCCATTTTGCAACGGACGCAATAAAGCTGCCTGTGGTTTCCCAGTCTTTTGGATCTCTGAGCCGGAACTTTCCGGCAGGTGCTTTCTCATCCTTGCGGGGATAGGTGCCAGTGATGGGATTTAACACGCCAGAGCCGCAGAAGGTCACGCCGTTCATGTAGTAATAGCGATATTCCCATCCTTGCGGACCAAAAGTTTCGTCCATGATTCTGGTCATTGCATCGGGGTCAGGCATCAGCCGGACGCTTACCGCATCCTTTGCACACTCGCAGGTCATCACCTTGACCTCCTGCGGGGCTGTCTGGCGGGGTTTGGGGGCAAACAGGGGAAACTGTACCACCTGCGCCGCCGGGCGCTCCTGTGCGCTCTGGGTGGGCTTTCTGCGGGTGGTGGCGTTACTTTTTGCGGTTGTAGACATTCTGCAAACGCTCTCCTTTCTCGTTGTAGGATCTCGGATCAGCCAGCGGGTGCTGCCAGCCATACTGCAGGGCACCCTGCGCGGCTGCACGCTGCTGCGGCTTGACGCTCCACAGCTCATTCATTTCTTCTGCGGTGACATTGACGGCGGTGCGGGTGTATCCGGTGCATGGCACCATGCAGATCACCACGCCGTCTGCTGAGGTGGCATATACCACAGGCGGCATCAGCTTGCGGATCTCGCACAGCAGACTTGCCTGCTTGGCCGGTGTGGTGGCTTTAGGCCACAGCCAATCCTCGTCTAACAACCATGTAAGCTTGCCGTCAACAAGGACGTTCTGCGCCTTTTTCCATACGCATTTGCGGATCATGCGCCGTACCGCGGCAGGCGTTTTCCCGTGGATCTCTGCCCACTCCTCAACGGTGACCATTCTTCCCATGGGATCATCTCCTTTCTGTGCTTGATACACTGGCAGCGGCTTTTGTTTTACTTCCTGCCGCCATCGGAAGGCTGTCTATGTTCCAGCAGTCACCGACACTACTTTTCAACTGTTTATTACCGGGTGCGAGTCTTACGGATACAAAGTCACCCACCTTTTGACGCAATAGGTTGTTGCGGATTTTTTTCTGTTGTGCTGCTTCTGCACGCACCGGCCTATCAAGGCCCGCCGGAGTCCCGTGTGGCCCCAATACCACACATCTTGTCACAATGAGAGAGGCTCAACGTGCGGCCCGATCAGATACGACTGATCCAGTCGGTTTTTGCGTCTCAAAGGGGGTGGCAGTGGCTCTTGTTTTACCTCCTGCCACCAGTGGAGGGCGCTTGTTATTTCAGGCTGATACTCAAAATTTTGTCATCGCCCTGAATGCACCAAAGGTGCATTGAGCAATACCACAAAAGCATCTCGCAGACACAGTGGAAAGATGTGCCGATGTGACGGCCCGCTATCGGCTGCGAGAGGTCAGATATAAGTAACTCAGCGGCAACGTTCTCCTCTACCGGGAGGACGATGGTGCCCGTTGTGGGCTCCTCGTCAAAATCAAAATCTTTCTTGTGGTATGTGTAAGTAATGCGAATATCTTTCATTTGGTTCACCTCTCAGCGGTTGCTGTTGTGGTACATCAGGGCGAGATACAGAAGATCCAGACCGAGGATCACATAGATCAGTGCTTTCATGGGTACGCCTCCTCGATTTTCACCGACATAACGCGATAATGGGTTGCGATAAAATAGCTGCTCGACAGGTGGGATAAAGCAACAACTGCTTGGAGAAGGTAGCGCTCCTCCGATGTACAGTTGTTGCTTTCATACGGCACGCGCGCCCTGCCCAGTTGTGCAGCGGCAGCATCGTCAAGTAAAAAGCCAATGGTGCGCTCTGCTACGCCATCAGTAAAATTTCCATCTATGGCACCATGCAAAAGGGTCATCTCATACGATACAGTTATTTTTTTCATGGGTACGCCTCCAGACGTGTGATCTCATAGATCGAGTTATACAGGTAGTGCCGCCCGCCCCGCAGGTATTCGAGGCTTTGCAGCAGCATTTCAAGGTGATACAGGGCAGGCGGCGGGTTGCTGCCTTTCAGGTGGTAGTGCAGCCAGTGGATCAGTTCCCCCAGCTGCGGGTCATTCAGCCGCAGCACCGTGGAGGCCTGAAACTTGTGCCCGTGGCCATCCACGGCGTAGTACAGGATACCGGCATATTGCAGCCACTCCTGATCTGTGCTATACTCTGGGGTGAGAAGTGTTTCTATATTCTCTTTGAGCTTGTCCGTGTGGCCGCACGGGCAGGCTCTTTCTTTTTGCCCGGTCATAAGCCCATCAGCTTGGAGAGAAAAGCTGCCTCCTTGCTGGTAAGCTTGCTTTTGTGGTCGCTGGCCTTGTCCTCGTAGGCGGAAATGATGACAGCCTTCATATCATCGGCGAAACAGTCCGCAGCCTCGCGCACCTTTTTGTCCGGCAAGTTCGGGATGAGACAATCAACCACCGTTTCAGCAGTTGCCAGCGTGAGCAGAAGAAGCCGGTCGATCTTCTTGCCTTTCCCGATATAGCTGACAGATACGGTGTCCTCATGCTCTTCAATGATAATTTTCATAAAATACCTTCCTTTTCCAGTTCCTCCCGCCGTACCTTCTGCACATGGTAGATGTACAACCGGGGCGGGCCCTTTCTTGTTTTTGAGTGAGTAACTGCGGAGTAAAGGCTGTTTTTGTTGACATATCCCATCTGCCGGACGATCATGTCAGCAGTACCGCAGGCCACGATCTCGTCCGTTTTGGCGTTGTAGACCGTGTACCACGACATCAGGTCGTTGTCTCTCATGCGCCCTGCCGTGGCTCTTCACCGTTCAGTACCCAGCGCAGGCGGCAGATCACATCATCGGTTTTTACCTCGGTATTTCCGTTTTCAGCTTTGCCGGTGTACCATCCGATGGACTGCAGCAGCCGATCCCGCAAAGCGCGTAGCTCTTTCAGGTCGTCCATGTTACCCTGCCTTTCTCTCGTTGGAGGCCTTGACGGTGGTCTGCTGCTGCTTCTGGGCGCTGTGCTCATAGTGCTTGCTGTCGGCAAGCATCACGGCAATGCTGAAGATCAGACCGCCGCCCAGCGCGAGCAGGATCCACGGTGCAGCCTTGACCGCTGCAGCTGCCTCCCAGCCGCCCCGCATGACCAGCAGGTGCACAATGCCCATGTTCAGCCAGATCAGCACCCGGGCTGCACCCACGCCAGCCAGAAATGCCACGCCGAAAATTTTAAGATACCGTTTCATTGTCGTTGTCCTCCTCGGTTTCCATGCGATCCAGCAGATTGCCTGCACTAATGGCCATGCCCGTGAGAAAACTCACAGGATCCGCCGGGCTGATCTCCATTGCCAGACCAGCCAGCAGTGCAACGCATAGCTGCTGCGCCTGCATCGTTGTCCCGTCAATGTTGATCTCCGGGTTTCCGTCATCGCCCAGCCGGACGGTGACGGTCGGTCTAAAGTCCTCTCTCATGCTCCTATCCTCTCCGCGTCCTCCGGTTTTGCCACCGGGCTGCGCTCTGCTGCCCACTTGGCCAGCAATGCCGGATAAATCAAATACACGTCCTGCCCGCCGGGGGCGGGTGCCTTGATGTAATCGCCAAACGGGAAAACCCGCTGCTGCAGCCCCAGCTGCAGGGTGTCCTTGCCGATGGAAAAACCCACATCCCGCAGGTAATCCACAGCCACCTGTGGCCTGACAAATGCTTTCATGCTGTCCTCCTTAGTCCGGGCTAAAGGTCTGGCACCGGTCATCCTTGCCATTTTTGAAATCTTCCAGCGCTTTGATCTCCTCCGGGGTGAGGCCGGTGTCCTCGTACTGGCCGAGGCGCTGCACCAGCTCGTCCTTTTTGGCGGTGCTCCAATAGCCGCTCTTGATGCCGCTGCACCGCGGAGATGTCAGTCTTTCCATGCGTCATCCTCCATGTCAATGCCAAACTCCTCACAGATGGTCTTTGCCACCGGCTTGGTAAAGCCGATCAGCTCGCCGTCCACCTCTGCGCAGAGAAAAGCGTCACCTACGATCTTGTCACAGTCCTGATTGAGATACAGCCAAGTGGCTTTATCGTTACGCTTGGCGCCGAACAGCTCGGCGTCCTCGCCAACGATAAGCCGGATGCCGTCCGCCGGCTCCCGCGCCCACTCCGGTTCGAGGCAGCTGTCTAACACCCCGATATGGTCATCAACCAGCGTCTCCATCTCGCCCAGCGTCAGGCTGCCGTCACTGCCGCAGGGGATCAGCCGCCCCTGCGTGCCAACAGGCATATAGATCATGTATCGATTCATGCTTTTACAGCCTCCTCTTTTCGATCCACGCGCCAATGCGCTCATAGAGGGCGATCATGCGCTTGCAGTGGGCAATGCGTGCCCGGCAATACGCAACCTTGACCTTGCAGGCAAGGATCTCAATGTCATCACGCACAAGGCGTGCAGCTGCTGCAATACGCTGCACTGATATCCACCTCCTCCTGACTGGCAATGATCTCAATGGTCTTTTCCAGATCATCCAGATCGGCGCACAGCCTGCCGCACACATCATCATAATTGACCTGCTCGCCCTTGATGGCGGCGGTGCCGGTTGCGCTGTTGATCTCCTGTGCGTGCTGGATGATGCCAACAGTCGCCATCAGGAGATTTTTACTTGATGTTTTCACGGTATACTCCTTTTTGATGTCACGATAAGTGACAAAGTTAAGCAAAAAAAATCTCGTCAACGGTCTTGCCGTAGTATCGAGCGATTTTCTCCTTGTTCTCATCGCGGGGAATACGCGCGCCAATCTCGTACATAGTGAGGGTGGAAAGGCTTAAACCTAGCGCAACCGCTACACTTTCCCGGCTTTTTTCCCCACGAAGTGCAACGAGGTTTTTTGCGATTTTGTTGGAATCCATAATTTCACCACCTTTCGAGTTGTCACAAAACGTGACCGCTTGCCTACAGTATAGCACCGCCGCGCGAAATGTCAACACGTTTCGTGACAATCCTTCTTGACTTTATCACGTTTTGTGATATTCTTGCCATAAGAACGTTATGGAGGTGAACCATGGCAAACTTTGGATCTATTCTAAAGAACTTGCGAACGTCCAGAGGGATAACGCAGGGAGAACTTGCGACGATGCTTGATGTTTCGCGCAGTACGGTCGGGATGTACGAAACTGGCGGACGTGAGCCTGATTTTGAGACCATGGAGGCTATTGCTGACATTTTTAATGTCGATATGGACTATCTCATGGGAAGAACTCAGGTGGAACGAAAGCACCCGATATCTCCACCTCGGAAAAAAATCCCGCCGGGATTTCAACCGCTGCCGGAAATGATGCAAGTACCGCTGATTGGCACCATTGCCTGCGGCACGCCCATTTTGGCAGAGCAGAACATCAAGAGTTATATCGGTGTGCCTGCTGCATGGCGGGCGGATTTTGCACTGGAATGCCACGGTGACAGTATGTCACCCACCATCTGCGACGGTGATGTGGTGTGCATCCGCAGCCAGCCGGAGGTGGAGCAGGGGCAGATCGCAGCGGTGCGCATCGGCGAAGAGGCAACCCTGAAGCATTGCTACTATCAGAACGGTGTGGTGCAGCTGATCGCAGACAACCCAGCTGTCTGCCCGCCTATGGTCTACACCGGTCAGCAGCTGGAAGAGATAGAAGTGGAAGGCTTGGCGGTTGGCTTCTGCCGGGGATTGGTCTAAATAAAAACAGGGGAATGTGCTATTATGCAAAATAAAAAAAGTTGGACGTTTATTGCAGCCGGCATTTGCGGAGTTGGTTTTGCGGCATATTACTATTTCGAACAAGGTCTGGAAATTTCTCTTTCTATCGCCTCGGGTGCTTTGATGGGTGCTCTAAGCTATTTGGGCATCTGTTTTTTGTATGGCATGGTAGCAGGTGCTGCTGAATCTGTGTTCCATAAGGGTATTGTACCCGAAAATGAAAAACAAGCAGCGACCGCACTTGATAAATTTATAGAGGGAAAAGAAAGTGTTGAAAGAAATACGGTGCAAAAATCAATCCTGTCAAAGGATGCAATCCATTTGCAGGAAACTTTTGAAATTCCGGGAGCGTATTATCATAGGACCAGCATCGCAAAAGTGGCCACCCCGAATCCTGATTGGAGAAAAAACTGTAAATCATTGATTAAAGCAGGAAAAGCAAATCAGAAAATTTATCGTTTTGATCGCACAACGAAAACAGCCGAGCTTGTTGAAGAACCGAATAATCCGCACGATAAAAATGCCGTAATGGTAATAGTTGATGGAGAAAAAATCGGTTATATCGGTGCAGATGAAAACCTTCATGTGAAAAGTATTTTGAAAAGCAAAACGATAAAAAGTATCTCTGCGACAATTACCGGTGGAGAATATAAAACAATTATTTCTGAGTCTGATATGATAAAAAACCAAAGCGGGCCCTTTGTTACCGTCAAGATTTGTTATCGGTAAACAAAAACCTCTCCCCAGCGCACCAACGCAAAGCATGGCGTTTGTGAATCGGCAGCTGGAGGAAATAAACACCGTAACGATTGAAGGCAAGGCCGTGGGGCTTTGCAGGGATATATAAGCAGGAGGAGGGAACTTAGTGTGGACAAAGACCTGACTGCATCTCAGATAGACCGACAAAATATTCTCAATAATGATGCTGCGCTTGCCGAAATTCAGCAACAGACAAACATAAAGGGATTTCTCTTTGAGGAAAAACTTTGTTTTACAAAAAGCATGGTTGCAACGTATTTTGAGGTCGATATACGCACGATTGAGCGCTATGTCAGCGAGAATCAGGGTGAACTTACCGAAAACGGATATGAAATTTTGATTGGCAAGCGTTTGAAGGATTTTTTAGACTGCATCCAGACGCAGGATGTTCCCGACATTTATGTCGGGAGCATCAGTAATCGCACTTCCCAAATCGCAATTTTTGATTTTCGCGCTTTCTTAAATTTGGCGATGCTTTTGGTAGAAAGCGACCCTGCAAAGAGTTTGCGAAAGGTGATTCTGGATATCGTCATTGACTTTATCAACCGTAAAGCCGGTGGTGGAACCAAGTATATCAACAAACGTGATAGCGATTTTTTGGGAGCATTTCTTCAGGAGGAAAATTACCGCCGGGAGTTTACGGATGCATTGCGCGATTATGTTGATATGGGAAATGCAAAATACGGGATTTATACAGATAAGATATACCAGAGCATTTTCCGTGAAAAAGCAAAAGAATATAAGCAAGTCCTCAATCTGAGCGCAAAAGACAGGGTGCGTGATACCTTCTATTCAGAGATTCTCACGTTGATCGCATCCTACGAATGTGGTTTGGCTGAAATGATAAAGCAACAGTCCACAGCACTTGGTCACAAGCTGAACAACTGGGAACTTTCAGACCTTTTTACCGCATTTGAAAATCTTCCACTCTGGAAGCCGCTCATTATACAAGCAAGAACAAAAATGGCAAGTCGTGATATGGCGTTGCGAGATGCGTTCCACTATCAGCTGAAAGAGTATATCCGTCCATTGGAAAAGAATGAGTATGAACGCTTTCTCGGCGATGCCGGACACGAACTTGAAAAGCTGATGGACGAAAACCGAGATGTGTTAGCCCGATTAAAGGAAAGTCAGTAATGGAAAACATCATATATATCACGCCAGAACAGGCGAGGATCACACACGCTAAAACGGTTGAATATAGCGGTGGTGGAACGCTTGAAGAAATCGACTTTGGTCGGCTTGAGGGCGTTCTGTATAACATCCAGAACGATGACTGGTATCCTACCTTTGTGGATAAACTGACGCATTTGTTTTTCTGCACATGCCAATTTCATTGTTTTGCCGATGGAAATAAACGGTTGGCGATTACATTATCTACGCTTTTTCTGCTTCTGAATGGATATCTTTCTGTTGCAGAAACATTTTTAGCTAAGACAGAAAATATCTGCTTGAATGTTGCTGCCAGCAAAATTGATAAAGAACTTTTGCACCAAATCATACAGGCTATCATGGATGGAACCTACGATGATGACGAATCTTTGAAATTGGAAATTTTCAGAGCAATCAGCGAATAAAAAACGCCCCCGGTGCTGGAACACCAGGAGCGTTTCCGATCTGTATGCCTGCGGTAGCATCGTAGATCTCAAACAAGCCAAAACTTGCAGATCTATAATACCACCGCCGGGCAAAGTATGCAAGCGGAGGGAAAAATGAAGTGTCAAAGAACCGCCTGCGGGCGGGAAATACAGGAAGATGCCCTATACTGTCCGTATTGCGGCAAAAAGCAGCAGCGCACGGCAGCACCAAAGCCGCGCAAGCGCGCCAACGGCAAAGGCTGCATCTACCGGAGCGGGAAAACGTGGACAATACAGGTGCGCGTGGTGCGTGCCGGCACGGTGGTCTATGCCCGCAAAAAGTGCGGCTTTCCCACCCGGGCAGCCGCCGAGGAGTATCTGGATACCTACACCCGCACCGGTGTAGCGCCCAGATCCATGCGCCTGATCGACTGCTGGACAGCCCTGCAGCAGACGAAAAAGTGGCAGGCGCTCAGTAAGGACAAGCGCAGCCATTACGGCACCGCATGGCGCAGGCTGGAGCGGATCCAGATGCAAGTTGTCGGGCAGATACCTTTTAAGGTGCTGCAGGAGCTGACGGATGCCGCGCCCGGTGACTACTATGCCCACCGGGATATCAAGACGCTACTGGGCAAGCTGTACGAGGTTGCAGTCACCAGCGAGGCGCTGGACATGGCGCAGGACAAGACCGCCCTGATCGAGCTGCCGCCGGTGCCAGACAGCGAGCGCGATGCCTACACCGTGGACGAGGTGCACCGGATGTGGCAGGCGTACCGCGCCGGGGACGATCTTGCCCGGTATGCGCTGATCCTGTGCTACACCGGCATGAGACCGGGCGAGCTGATGCAGCTGGATCTTGCCAACATCGACCTCCAGCGTCAGTGCATCATAGGCGGCATCAAAACGGCAGCGGGCAAAAACCGGGAGATCCCCATTGCCACCGCCATCGTGCCGCTGGTGGCCGAGGCCATGCAGGTGGCCACCCACGGTCTGGCTGATGGCTGCCGCGAGCACTTTTATGATCGCTGGTGCCCGGCAGTGGAGCACTGGGGCGGCAGGCCACACATGACCGCCCACAGCTGCC